CGTTGACGCCATGAGCGCGCCAAAGGTTTTCGTCATTCCCGGCAGTGCAGACGTGACGCGAATCAGTCGCACACACATGCAAGTCGATTATGCCGTCACCGTTTTCGTCGGGCGTCACGTCACGACTGACGCTGAAGTTGACGGCATGCTTGATCTCGCCAACAGCGTCATGCTCTACGTGCGTGCCCATTCGTTCGGGCAAGCTGTGACGTGGCCGGCTGGCGTGACGAGCCCGCAGACGGTCAGCATCGACCTAAATCCTGACGATGCACTGACTGAGCGGAACGTCTGGCGTGCGGTGATCACGGCTACCTATCGGGTGTTTGAGACGAACGTGCTGCCGACTGTCTAGGAGGCTGCTATGCCGTCGATGCTTTCTGGCATGAGCCGGGCTTTTATCCGTCCCGGCATGATCGGCGGCAATCGCCGCGAGATGTCTGCGGATACGCTCGGACGGCTCAAGCTGCGTGCGTCCCTACGCGGCAACTTCTTCTACAAGCCGAAGGTCAGTCGGATGATTGGCAAGATGAACGCCAAGGTGTTGTCAAACCTTGGACTGTACATCAAGAACGAGGCAAAGGCTGGGATCGGTCGCAATGCACCGAAGACATCAGCGGCAGCAAGAAAGCGACTCGGTCGCGGCAAGCCTGTCGAGTTCGTCGGCGGTCTGTACCTCGACATCACGGCGTACGGTTCTGGAGAGCCGAGGGCAGCAGGCAAACCAATTCAGTCATGGGCTCCGAAAAGGTGGTTCTACTACGACATCATTGATGTCTACGATCCAGCCCGAGGCACAGCCGTCATCGGCACCTACAAGACAAAGCCATGGCTGGCGCAGCTGCACCAGATGGGCGGCACGGTGAAGCAAACGGCGTGGCGTATCGGCGTCGGCGCTGCCCGCAATGCGTACCTCCGAAGGCAGGCAGGCAGGAGCGCCGCCGGTCGTGACGCCAGCGGTCGTTTCACCAAGGGGCAAAGCCTCGGGCCGCAGAGGAACCAGTACGAATACGGTGCTCTCCAGTGGGTGACGAACAAAGGAGGGTTCCGCTACAGCCGCAACTGGGAAAAGACGAGCATTACCAGAATGGCCCGCTACCCGGCTCGCCCGTACATGGCAGGCTCTAAGCGTGTAGACGCTGCCGTTGCGAAGGCGAACGAGAAATGGCGGAACATGCTGGCGAGAAACTAGCCACGGCACACCCGGTCTAGATTCCGTCCTTCTGCCCATACCGTGAGCGAACCAGCCGCACCGCTGGCACTCGCACACAAGGGCACGACATGGCACTTGGAACAGTTGAAATCACGCTCGGCAAGGACGTGACCATTACGGGCGTTTCAAACGCTCGCTCTTGCACTGTCACGAACTCTGCCTCTGACGTTGACGTCACCAAGTTTGGCGACACTTCCCGCAAGTTCCGCAAGGCTCTCATTGAGCAGACGATTGAGCTTGAGTGCGTGGACGCTCCAGGCGTCAGCATCGGCGGCACGTTCACAATCAGCGGAACGCAGACCGGCAACGCGACTTACATCTGCACGAACGTCGCACAGTCTCAGCCTCTTGACGGCATTTCAACTTTCACCGTCAGCGGCTCCCGCACCGTCAGCGCCTAATCACTCACGCACGCATAGGAACAAACACACATGGCTATCTCGCTTGGCAAAGACGCATCGGCCCCTCCGGTTGGTGAAGGCATTATCTCGGCGACGTTCACTGAGGAATGCGAGACGATTGACATCAGCAATCGCAGCAACATCGGCGGCTCTGCCGGTGCTCCAGGCCGCAAGGTGAGCAAGGCAGGATTTATTACGAAGACGTGGGAAATCGAGTGCCACGATCCAGACGGACTGATCGCGTCGCTGACTGCTGCTGGAACATCCGGTTCGTATTCGGTCATGAGCGTTTCGGAAAACATCAGCATTGATGGCGCTGTCACTTACAGCGTGTCGCTCAAGGAGTTTTAAATGGCGATCACGCTGGGGAAGGACTGCTCCATCGTCCTTGATGGTGGCTTTATCCGCAGCGCTCGCAACGTGACGCTGACAGAGTCGGCTCGCACCATCGAGGTCAATCCGTACGGCAGCCGGTACGCAGCTACCTACAGCACGGGCTACGAGTGCACGGTTAGCGTTGAGCTAAACGACTCTGCCGACCTTGGCGCAGCGTTTGAGAAAATGCACACGGGCGGAACTTTTCAAGTGATTGGCGGTGCTGCTGGGTTTTCGTTCCTTGCCGTGCTGACCGGAATCACCGAGACAGATCCCGTGGATGGCGTGGCGACGTTCACGCTCGATGGCAAGATGACCGACCCGAGGCTTGTGAGGTAGCAGATGCGTGAGTTCAGGGACGACCAAGGCAGACCGTGGCAGGTGGCGCTGACCGTCGCTTCTGCGCTGCGTGTCCGCGACAACGTCACCGTTGACGTCGTGGACGAGCAGACCGGCGAGCGAAAGACTGTGCCGTTTGACATGGTGGACGCCGCGAACATTTCGCAGACCTTCCAAGTGCTTCGCAGCCAGTACGCCAAGATCGGCGAGATCCTCTATGCGTTGCTGACGAAGCAAGTCGAAACCAAGGGACTCAGTAAAGAGGATTTCCTTGACGGCTTGCGTGGCGATTCGCTGGACGCTGCGACGAAAGCGCTTGAGCAGGAACTCGTCGATTTTTTCCCGCAGCGCCTTCGCAAGATGATCGGGCTTCTCGCGTCCAAGATGGACGAGGTGGCAAACGAGATGCTCGGCAGAGCGGAGGCGGGACTGGAGAAGGCGACGGTGGAGAGTCTGGCCGGAGCGTCTGGGATGCCATCTGGGAAGCCGCAGGAATCCTCGGAGTCCATCCAGGCGAGTGGACTTGCCGACAGCTCTTCGCCGCTCGCGACAGCCGCCTAGAGCATCAGTGGTGGCATACGGCCAACCTGTTGGCTCAGGCGGCAAATATAAACAGGGACAAGCACTCGCCCCGAGTAGACCCGCGAAAACTCAACCCATACGCCAAGCAGCCAAGGCCGAGACAAGCCACGCCGGAAGATCTCGCTAGGCTGTTCGGCAAAGATTGGCAGAAGCACGTATGAGCGCTGGAGCAGTCAGAGCCGGCGGCGTGTTTGTCGAGATCGGTGCCGATCCGAGGAAGTTCTTCTCGGCGCTGACCAAGGTCAACAAGTCTCTCGGCAACATGGGCCGCTCTCTCGCCTCGGGTGGCGGGCGTCTCGCAGCTGCTGGCATTGGCATGGCGGCACCTATTGCCGCTGCCGTGCAGCAGGGTGCGGCGTTTGAGTCCACGCTTCTCAACATACGGGCGAGCACGGGTGCGACTGCTGGTCAGATTGACCAGATCAAAGCGTCAGCGATGGACATGTCAAAGGCTCTCGGCGTCGGGCCGACAGCCGCAGCAGAGGGGATGCTGGCTCTGTTGAAAGCTGGCATGGAACTTCCTGACGTCCTCGGAGGTGCCGGGAAGTCAGCTCTTGAGTTTGCCAGCGTTGGTCAGGTTGCCGTTGGCGATGCTGCCGAAGTTCTGACTGACATCATGAACGTCTTTGGCGGCACTGCTGCCCAGGCGGCCAACATCATGTCATCTGCGGCTGACTCTTCTAGCGTCACTATTGAGCAGATGGTGCAAGCATTTTCGCAGGCTTCTGCTGTGGCAAAGCTCGCAGACCAATCTCTCTCCGACACGGCAACGGCTATCGCACTCCTTGGTGCGGCAGGAATTAAGGGATCGGACGCCGGAACCTCGCTCAAGTCAATGTTTCTGCGGATGATAAACCCGGCATCTGAAGCGGAAGGTGCGCTCAACTCAATCGGACTGACGGCAAAGAGCTTCATCGATTTAGACACCGGCAAGATGAAGGCGATGCCAGAGATGTTTGACATGCTTAACCAAGCACTGTCGTCAAAAGCACCGGACGAAGCAAAGCGTTTACTGGCTGAGATCTTCGGCTCTGATGCCGTGCGAGCCGCTGCCGTCTTCACCAAAGTCGGGAGCGAAGGCTTCGCCAAGATGTCCGACAAGATGAAGAACGCTCTTCCGGTCAGTGAAAAGTACAAGATGCTCATGTCGGGCCTTGCCGGCTCTGCTGGCAACGTCCTCGCAGCGTTGCAGCGGATGGCTATCGCCGTCTCTGACGCTGTGGCACCGGCACTCGCCAGCGTCGTGCCGTTCATTACTGGATTCATCGACGGGCTGACGAAACTGGCGACTGACAATAAGGAAGCCGTCGCGGCGTTTGCGAAGTTTGCTGTGGCTGCCGTCGCGGTCGGCAGTGCGTTGGTCGGGCTTGGCATCTCGCTTCAAGTAACGTCGTTCGGGTTTGCCGGAATTGGCAAGGCGGCAGCGTTCGCTTTGTCGCCTCTGACGATGCTGATGGGTACTGTCACTGGCGTCGGCAAGAGCTTCTCGCTGGCGATGCCTGCAACGATTAAGCTGGCAAGCACAATCGGCTCGTCAATGCTGACCTCGTCAGCGTCCGTCCTTTCGTTCTCGGCAACTGCTGGCAGTGCGATGGCTGGCTTTGCCACGTCATCTGCTACGGCGTTGGCTGGCTTTGCCGCATCAAGTGCAGCAGGCTTTGTGCGAATGAGTGGTGCCGCATCGGCTGCTGCTCAAGCGATGTTCCCGGTTTTCTTCACGGGATTTAATCGCGGCATTGCCGCCGGTGCAGGATTCTTCTCCGCGACGCTCCGAGGGCTCAACGGCGTCGTGATGGCGTCAAGCACGCTGCGTAGTGCGATGTTTGCCGTGTCTGGCTCTGGCATGGCTCGCTTCGTTGGCGACATCGTAGGCGGCCTGACGCTGACGTATAAGTCGTTTGTCTGGTGGGCTACTGGTGCGTCAGCACGGATGGCACAGTACGCAGCCAACCTGACAGGTGCTGTCGGCAAGACGATTGCGTCAACGGCTGCGATGTCGGCAGCATGGCTGGGCTCGGCTGCTCGTGGCGTGGCGGCGTTCGTCGGCTCTGCGGTGGCTGGCATCGGCACATATCTCGCCGCTACTGCAATGGCTGTGGCTGGCTCTGTGGCGTCTGCCGCTGCGGTGGCAGCTGCGTGGCT